TTGTAATAAAATCTTTTGCTTTTTTACTTAACCTAGGTAACCCTTTAGCTCCTTTTAAAACTCTACCTGCTTTTCCAGCAATAGGGCCAGCAGCTAACATTAGCCCAGCTTCTGCTGCACTTTGAGGAACAAAGAAGTCTATAAAACTAGCTAATCCTCTTTGTTGTTCTGAAGCCCTAGATTCGTCTTGATGCTGAGATGGAAACATACCTGTAAAGCGTTGTCCAAAAGTTGAGTTAACTTTTCCACCTTCTTGAAACATAGGGGACTTAGGTTTAGAAATACCAGCTTCCATAGTAGCGGACGCAATTAAAGCATCCATAGCCGAATTACCATTCTGCATTTGCTGCATGGCACGGCCTTCATTAGTGATTTGTTTTAGAACGGGTAGGTAATCAGGTACAGCTTCTTTGGGTATTATCCATTCGCCGCCCTCTAATTCAACAGGTTGTTCACCGGCAACCATGCCAGCGACTCCGCCTCTTTCGTGTGATGGCCCCCTAACTAAGCCGTAGCTAGGAAACCTGCTTTTTTGTTTAGCCATATAGTATGTGAATTAATAGCTTTTATTTAAAAGGTTTATAGACAGGTGTGTGAAGTTACACTCCACAGCATTTAAATATAAGGAGAAGAAAAACAATAACCAAAGAAATAATTAATTAATTCCTAGCACCTGTTATCCAGTTATATTTACGAGCTTTAGTTACTAAACTATCTTTGCGGTTAGAATTAGCAAAACCCTCTTTACTTGTTGACTGAGACTTAGGAGCTCTAGCAAAGTAATCCGCATAGTATAAAGCATCCATGATATCATCGTTCCTAGGTTTAGGGTGTTCAAAGAACTCATCAACTATCTCTGTCATCTCTCTTTTAATAAATAACTTTTTAGAATTAACGATAGGGCCTAGTGTTGTTTCGAGCCTATCTTGCTTTTTTATTCTATTTGGAGGCTTAACACCTTTAAACAGTCCCGGCATCAGTCTTTTCTCATTAGCACTCATCCGAGTTACCATATCTCTAACCATCTCTTGCGCCGCAACTGTTTCAATGGTTACCCGTCTTACGGGACTATATTTCTTTGCCAGCTCTATAATCTTAGCTGGGACATCAAATGTAGGGATACGTTCTCTAAAATACTCTAAGACATACCGATTACTCTTAGAATCTATACCCATAACCAATATAACTTGAAAGTCTGAGGTCTCTGTAGCGGTAGCTGCTAGGTCAACTCCCATGTAGATATTAATAGGCGTAACCTCTTCATCGTCTACAATGTAGTTAAATCCATTCATAAGCTTTCTTTCACCACCGTAATGCTGTATTCTATCTATTTTGAAGGAAGCATTCGTAATATCTCTAGCATCGTTCATGTACTCTTGAGCAAACTTATTAACTAAGCCCGCTTCTATAAATTCTTGTTTCTTATGATTTAGCTTAGATAGAGGGAATTGTTCAGGCCATAAGGCTTTTCCATCTTCTACAGCTCTATGAAAGAATACATCCCAAGGATAGGAACGATTATCTTTCATCGCTCGCTTATGTCCATCGTATGTCATCTGCAAAAAGCTATCATAATGTACGATTGTACCCGCTAACCATATCCAACCTTCATTACCGGGTGATTCTTCTAAGGCGGGATAGATTGTAGACACTACCCACTTCTTAATTTCGTTACGTCTTTCAGGTGTCTTAGTGTTTAATTCAGATTCAAAGTCATCTAAGATGATACCAGTATAACGAACATCTACTTCCGCACGCCCCCTAAGTCTTTGAGAGGTACCTTTAGCTATAATTCTATCTCCTTTAGGAATAACAAGGTCTTTTTCTGTCCAGCGTTTGCCTACGCTACCCCCATCCATATTACCAAAGTAATATTTAATAGTCTTGTTTGTCTCTAAGTGGTATCTAAGATACTTTAAATGGTCAATTGCCTGACCTTGCTCCTCTGAAACCCATGCAATAAAGTTTTGGTCATCCTCACCAGCAAAGCAAAGCTTATGTAAAATAGCTGATTTAGATAGAATAGACTTACCAAACCCCCTAGGAAGTATAATACAGATACGCTCACCGGGTTTAGTTGATATTAGTCTTTTAGAAAGTGTGTAGTGACAGTCAGGGGATGCACTCTTATGCATAAAATCTTTAGGAAGAAACGCTCTTCCAAAGAATAATAGGTCTTTATAGGACTTAACCAGTATCTCGTCTCGGCGAGTCATCTCCTCAGGAGGAGGTATTATGTTAAACGTCTCTATCGGTTTCTTGTCTGGCAAGTTTTCTCGCTCTTCTGCGTTTAGACCGGTACTCGGCAATGCTTTTGGTGGCAAGTATTTTATTCCTTTTTCTTAGCTTAGCGGCTTTATTGGGCACTACCACTTTTCCTTATCAGCCCAATAGGCTGCCGACATCTTACCCTTAGCTATATTCTTACCATGTCTTGCTTTAAAGGATTTACGCCTCATCTTTTGTGTCCGAGATTCACCCTTTTTTGGTTTACCAGCGGTTGTAACCCCCTGTTGCCCAAATCGAATAGTTTTAATCTTTGTGCCTTCTTTAGCAACCACTACATGGCTTTTAGTCTTATGACTAGGGGTTCTTTTAGGTTTATTGTATCCCGATACACCCGCTCTAGTTAATCTTGAATCTTTTTTCTTCGGCATTACTTACCCCAGCTTTTTTTAGCCACACTCTTAGCCTGTTTACTTAAATCACCAAAATGGAATAGTCTTTGACTAGTTGTGCCATGTTTATTCCCTGTGTGTAATTGCCCATTAGACATCTTATGCATACCACCTTTATGTTGTTTACCACTCTTTAAGTAGTGTTTAACTCCCATTGCCATCTTAAACCTCTATTATTTTAATGTTATAACTTATCTTGCCCCATTGAACATATATAGGATATGACCAATAAGGTCTATTGAGACGCATTTTCTTCGATTAGCCCCGTCTCAAAGGCTTTTAATTTATCTTTAGAGAAACCAGTAAACTCTTGTATTAGCGCAATAGAGTCTGTTTTCTTCTCTGTACTCAATAATCCAGATATCTTCATTAATGTTTCTAATGCTCTTAGCTTATCGCCATCTCTTACATCGGTCTTATCAACAACTGACTTAGCGTTTTCTAGTAAATAGGTCTTAGTAATCCCTAAGTCATCCATTAAACCTTCAACTTCTTTATTAATCAATGTTCTTATCCTCTTTTGTCTTAGTAAAACCTTAGAACGATTTAAAGCATATCGCCTGTTCTGGGTCTTAAATACTGTTAAATAAGCATCTGTAGAGTCTCTACCCATAGCAACCATCTTGGCGAAGAGTTTTTCTCTCGATGTTATATACTTGCTGTTCTTACGGCGAGTAAATGTATATATATCTCTAGGAGGAGTCCCTTGTAGCTTAGCGTTGTCAGTTACAAAAGCGGTGCCTAGCAGTGTCCGAATGTAATCGGTTTCTTTATTATATTGATTACTGTACATAACTGCACGCCTTAACACAGTAAACACCTGTCCGTCATCACTCAAAGCCCAGTCGCCCTCTTTAGCTTTGCGCCAATCTTCCTCTAAGTCTTCTTTTAAGTGGTGCTTTCTAAATTCTTTCTCATCTTCATATAAATGATAAGCTATGCCACTAATGGTCTTGATATGCACTTTAAGCCTTTGCGTCTATATCCGGCATATCCATGTCAAAGAAGTCTACCAACATAGGTGATTCAATATCATCTATAATCAATAGTATCTCCATCATGTACTCATAGTCTCCAGTTTCCCTAAATTTGCTAGATAAAGACTTTAGGTTGTCTATGGCAGGGCCTAGGTCTAAGATTTCTATACTTGGGTTTGTTTCCATAGTCTGAATATAAGCATATATTACTTTTTTAAACAAGATGAATAATAAGTGTTGACTGGTATAGTCTAAAACTAATAAATTCAACTAGTCGGTTGAGACGAGATAATATTATAATATACTATTAATATATTAATATACTAATATATTAAGTACTATTATAGTATTATACTATTATACTATTATACTATAATATTATAATATATTAATATAGGTTTCTTATAATATATTAAGTACTTAGTATATTATAATATTACCGCGAAATATTATTGTAGTACCCGCGATATCAATCCTACCCTAACTTTCCAAAAATTTCTAAAAAATAATATATATATGCGTGCGTCTCTTATATTTATGACATACGCCCCCCCTATCCGTTTCAGGTTGAAATAGTTGGGGTTGAAAAAGTCAAGGCCAGTTCCCCTAGGTTGAAAATAATAGAGGTACCTGTAAAATAATTGTATTATTATTGGAACTTTTCCTGTACCCTTGACGTATGAACCATAGGTTCATTGACAATTTATATGATTGACGGCGTTGGCTGTACGGTTAACGTGCTTTCAGGCAATAGATACTGAGCGTCAATTTTGAGAATGTCCTAAGGGGTAGCATTCAATATGGTTCCTGAAGAGTTACCGCGGTTAAAGTAACAGGGAATTAGTACAGGTATATTAATAGTAACTATAATAAAGGATATTAAAATGAATAATCTTAATGTAAATAATAATGAAGACCTCAAGAGATTGGCACTCGAGCTAATGAAAGCTCAAGATGCTGAAGTTATAGAAGAGATACCGGAACCTAAGACAGTACCTGAATTAGCTCAGGAACCTGATAAGATGAAGAGTATTTTTTCACATGAGGTTGAATCAGTAGAGCTATGGGTTGAATGGCATGATGGTACCTATCATAAAGTTAACGGGTACCACGGCGTAAATAGACGCCCCGTAGATGCACTTAGCTCAACACCTGAGATACTTCATATTGCACCGGATACTAGTAGTATTATTGGTATGGGTGAAATTGAATCTATTGCAGAACAGCTATTGGATGCAGGTTACCAGTACCATAACCATGGTGAATTAAAGAATAATAAATGGTTATTTATTGAGTTGGAGCACCCTGATTTACCTAAGATGCATTTCAACGGGACTAGCTTAGTTCCTAAGATGTTTCTAGGGTCAAGTCACGATGGTACCTTAGCGCTAAAAAGTACAGTTAAAATAGTAGATACTATCTGCTATAATACTTTTATGATGAATCATAGAAGTGACTTGCTTTTCAAGGCTAAACATACCCGCAACGCTACGTATAGAATAAAAGAATACAAGCAAGGTATTAATGATGCTTCTGATTTACTAAATCAATACTATGACCAAGTCAGTAGGTTAGCAGATACTCAGTTTAGCGGTAAGCAAAACCTCGAGAAGTATTTTGCGACTACTATTGGTGCTAAGAAAATGGAGCGTACCCGCAAACATAATGGTCAGGATTATAAGACTGAACCTATGTTTAGTGGTAAGCATGAAAATCAAATATCTCAACTCTTTGAGAGTTACCAAGATGGAGCCGGACAGGATAAAAGGGGCTCAACATTATGGTCAGCATTTTCAGGTGTTACCGACTGGTGCGATAATCACCCCGCTAATGAAAAATCAGTCCAGCTAGGTACTAATTTGATAGGTAATAGAGCCCGTCAAAAGCAGACCGCTTGGGACTTTGCTAATAGCTTAGCTGATGTAATATAATCATAAAATAAAAGTAGAGGAATAATAAACCAAACAGCCCCCGGAGAAATCTGGGGGTTTTTTTGTGTCTAAAATTAATATTTAAAGGGGCCATTCACGTAGGTAGCTAGGGATTGAGCGTTATGAGCTTTTAATAGGCATAATTCACGTAGGTAA